TACCACCTCCCGCTCCAGAAACAGTACCAGAAAAGGCAAAAGTATCTGCTAAATTAATTCCTCTTGATCTTGCTTTAATTAATGCCATTATTATTCCTTAGGATATTTATCTTTAATTGGTTTAATGTGATCAGTTTTCCATTTAGCTATACCATTGTGATATATATAATCTAATTGAAACTCTATACTTTTGTAATCTGCTTTTCTATTAGCATCAGCTTTAGCATTATTTTCAAGTTTAGTTGCTTCAGTTTCTAATGCGTTTAGTTGTGCGTCTGTAGGTTTAGGTTTATCTTTTGCGTTCCACTCTTTAATGTATGGATTACTAACTCCATCTATCATATCATTTTGTAAAAGCACTTCACTTTCAAAGTTTGGAGTTCTACCTAAATATAAAATTATTTTTTTATCTAAATTAATCATGCTATTCTACACCCCGAAAAATAAGTATTGTCTGACGCTTGAACAACAACACTCGTAACATCACTATAAATTTCTAATTTTGCTGTATCACTTGCATCCATATCTGTAACAATGGATAATGTTCTAGTAAGTTCTCCTGTACCTCCTCCTTCATTACCTTGAGTTCCATTTCCATGAAATTCGTGATTATGATTTGAAGTATTAATTCTCATTTTTAAATAACTACCTGAACAATTTGCTATAGCAACAGTTGCACAAAGCAAATATTTTCCTGTTGTTGGTGCTGTAAATGTGTCTGATGCACAATTATTTCCAACATCAAATTTTTCTGTATTTAAACAAGTTATATGAGTCCAAGCATTAGCACCAGATATTGTTTGATTTGATCCACCACCTGTTAATAAAAAACTTTCTGTTCCAGCTGTTCCTCCAGCAGTTGCCCACGTTAGAACACCAGAGCCATCAGTTGTTAATGCTTGTCCGCTTGTTCCGTCATCATTAGGAAAAGTTAAAGTATAACTAGCACTAGCACTATGAGGTGGTGATTTTAATTTAATACCATGAGAGTTCTGTGAACAGTTAAGCTGTAGAGTTCCGTCTGTTGTTCCATCTCCTTTGATCTGTAATCCAGCCGCAGATGATGTTGATACAAAATTAGTTTTTGCGTTTGTTACAGTTGCATCACTTGGTGTTCCTATATCTAAAACATTACCATAGACCATTATAAAATCTATTGAGTCCGAACTTGTTAAAGCACTTGCGAAGGTTATAGTACTTCCAGAAATTGTATACGAAGTTGTTGGACTTTGTATGACACCATTTAAAGACACAAGCATATGATTTACAGATTCTGGACTAAAATTAACTGAATCAACTTGCATAGTATAACTAGCTGTTGCACTTGCTGTTAAGGCATCAAGCTTAACGAAATTTCCAAGAGTGGGTGTCTTGCCTATATATGACATTTGTTATTTCTCATTATGGTTTTGTAGGAAAGTTTTTAAGACTTCCATTGTTATCTGTTTCTAATTTAGTTTTTGCTTTTGCCACAGTATTAATACCATTTGTTATATCTCTTAATTCTTGCCTATATGTTTTCATATTATCAGATAAAGTTGTGTCTGATAAAGCTAAATAATCAGTTTCTTGTAAAAGTAAATTTCTTTTATCTCGTAAACTTAACATTAATCTATCTAATTCACCGTCTTTAAAGTTTTGTAAATCAGTTTCTCTTTCAGCTATTTCTTCAGATGTTAATTCTACTTCAATTCCATTTATTATTTGTTTCATTTTTATTTCCTTGAATACAAAGTAAAATTTCCATATTCAATAGAACCTCCACCAATAAACTTAATACCAGATGTTTTTACTTGATTTTGTCGTCTATGAACTCCGTAAGAACAGTTATCATATCCATTACTATCTACAAATGCCGTGTGAGATTCATATTGCACCATTGATTGATTAACGCTTTGATTAAAATTATATAAATTTAATTTTCCCTGTTGTCCAGAATGTCTCCTTCCAGAATCTGTACCACCATTTGATACTCTTATTTGTGAAGCACCAGCACTTAATGCACCTGTTCCAGCATTTTCAACATATAATCTAGTTTCATTATAATCTCCTGAGCCATTTTCATAACTACCTCCGTCATCTTTTAATTGTATATAAATTCTATCATTATCATTAACCATATGAACATCACTATAAACTATGACATGACTTCTATAAGTACTCCCTGTAAAATCTACTCCACCTGTACCATGTTCAAAAGAAACTGAAGCTGTGCTTGATGTGACATCAATAGCTAAAATTTTTACATAGTCAGAAGAAACACCTGTTAAATTAGCACCACTTATAGCTGGTAGTGTGCCTGTTAAATCTGCGGCATCTAAATTTGTTAAATTACTCCCATTTAAAGCTGGAAAAGTACCAGATGTTATTTTTGTTGCGGGTAAATCTGGAACATCATTTACTGATAATGGAACTGTTGCTGGTTGAACTCCTATAAATCCCATGTTCCCTCTATGTTATTTCTAATATGCTTAGTGTTGCGTCTATCTTTGCCGAAACCGAACAGTCAATTTTCAAAATATCAGTTGTCTGGATTACGATTTTGCCACCTGTTAATAGTTCTAAAGTTGAATTTGCTGGTATGCTTACATCTTTAACTAATAAAACTGTTTCATTTGTTTCTGTATCTGATGTGTCTGAAACTAATTGAACATCTACTGTTACAGCCGCAGTATGAATATTACAAAGCATTAAACCTATAACAACAGTCGTTGTTGAACTTGGAACTGTGTAAAGAGTTAATGGCGTTCCAGCACTTGATGGCATTGCTCCATTTGTTTTTACTTTAAAAGTATTAGCCATTTATATCTCCTATCCTAAAGCTATTGCTAGTGGTAAAGCGTTTGGGTCAGCTTCGGTAATTGTACCTGTTACTGACATTGCACTTGTAATAGCATTACTAGAAATGTTGATCTGAAACAACTCAATATTATCAGAGCCATCATTTAATTTTACTTTAAGAACTCCACTTGTTCCACTATCTACCCACATTGTGCCTGTAGTAACAGAAGCTGGTGCAGAACTTCCAATGTGCATTGAGTTCATAGCACCTAAAATATTGTTTAATTCAGTTCTAAATGCTGAAAAACCTTGATTTGCTAAACTTACATCACTTACTTGGCTCATTGTGTATCTATTAAATTATTATGAAGAACTTTGCAACCCATAACCTTTTGCTATGTAATCAAAAGTTCTATCAACAGCAGAACCAGAACTATTAACAAAAGCAATAGTAAATCCATTAACTGTTTTACTTGTTATGGAATATGTATCTCCTGTAAGCATATTTTGAGCGGCAATACCAAGAGAAGGTGCGGCATAAAAAGGATTAGTATAAGTTATTGCTCTTGAACCAGAACTTGTTGTTAAATCGCTTTGAGCAAATGTTCTTTCTTCCATGTTAAGTTTTATTGCCATTGTTTTTACATTACTTGATGTTTGGCTATCATCATTACTTAATTTTAATCTAAACTTAGCAAATTTAAACTTAAAGGTGGCTGATTGAGTTATATCTACAAAAGAAGTACAGTTATCTAGGGAAGTTGTTGATGTTGCTATTTGCACTCTATGAAATGCGTGTATTTGTTCTGTTCCATCAAATGGTGCTTTTGCTTCATCAAATAATAATGCTCCTTTACCACTATCAAATAAATCATAAGGGTTTTCTGCATCTAAAGTGATTGTAGGCTCAATATTACCATCATAAATATTGGATAATGATAACGAATTGCTAAAATTATAAAAACCTTTTGCGTCTCTATTAGAATTATTAAAGTTTGGATTTGATGTTGTATCAGAACCACCTAGTTCAAAATCACCACTTGGTGAATCAAAGTTTCCAATAGTATCATCAAAATTTGTAACTGTATCAAGAGTTAATATTACATCTCCGCTAGGGTCAATTTTTACAGCTAAAGGCAATGTTGCGTCCATTTGATTTGCCGCTTCAACAATATCTGGTGTTTCTGTAAATGAAGAAACTAATTGATATGCTTGAATATCTGAAATGTTTGTTGTTACTATATTAGCTTCAGCAGAAGTATTACTATTTTTATCAACTGCTTTTATTAAATAACTTCCTGTTCTAGCTGGTACAATTACATTATCGCATTTTCTTCTAGGACATTTTACTAAGTTTGTAGAGTTAAGCCAATTTGCACCAGTTGTTACATCTTGAAATCTGATTTCATAAAATGAAATATCTAAATCACTTTCTTTGCTTGGAGGTGTCCATGTTAGTTTCATATGATCTTGTCCGTGCATTTCAACAGCAAAATCTTCAACATTACTTGGTGCTTCAACACCTTCAACAATAACTCTTGTTGCTGATACAAAAGTTGATTTGACACCTAAACTATTTACAGCCCTTACTCTAACTTGATATTCTGCTCCATCTATGACGTTTAAATGTTGATACTCTAATATTTTACCAACTGATATTTCTCTAAATGAATCAGTTACAGTATTTCCGTTTTGATCTTTAGTTTGTTTTATTTGTACTTCATAATTATCAACAAAGTTATCAAGAGAAGCACCAACAGTTATAATAAGCCTTGTTATGACTATTCCATCTGCATATTCTACTAATTCATCTGTTAAAGTAATAGAAGCTGGAGGAAGAATAGAAAAAGGATTTGGAAGAGTAGTATCTGGAATTGAATCAACTTCTTGCTGTGTTCCAAAAGTATAATAACTATCTTGATGTTCTGATAATGTAAGTTGAACTGTTGAGTTTGCATTTATACTCATTGCCTGTACTCTAAAAGGCTTTGCACTAAAAGCTGGGGTAGCATGAGTTATATTTACAATATCACCTATTTGTAAATCTGTTGCTGTGCCATCTGCGTTTATTGAAACATCTAAACTTGATCTTGACCTACGCAAAATTATTTCAGCCATTTCTTGGGCTTGATATGGGTTTGTAAGCATTGAAAAATCAAAACGTCCTTCTAATAAAATATCACCATCTGCTGTTTTCATTGTAGCGTGTTGATCTGCTGTAGCTAATCCTGTTTCATCTACTGGTGGAAATTGCACTTCATCTGATTGATAATTTTTATCTGGATTAATAAAAGAAACTATTACTCTATTATATCGTGAGTTTTTATTTTTAGATGATACCTGTATTCCCCCAATAATATTATCTTCTGTTAAAGTTATTGCGGCTGAAGCTGTTGTTTCAACTAAAACTTTATATGCTCCAGCAGTATAATTTAATATTCCTCTACAACCTTTTAAAAACTCTTTAACATTATCAATAGCTTTTTTTGAAGTATCAACAACTATATTACTGTCCATTAAATCAATCTGACTAGCACCAGAATATGGCGTTATGTTTACGTCACAAACATCACCAGCAGTTTGCCATTCTGCAAAATTAGAATCAAAATAACTATTAGCAATACCCATACCAAATCTTGTATTGCGTAAATAATCTAATAACTGATAAACTGGATTATCAGAATATGCCCATGTGCTTGATGTGTCTGCTCTATGAGAACCACTTCCTCCTGTTAATGTACCATCTAAATTTGGATTATAAACTTTTTTACCTTTTACAACCGCATTAACTGTTGGCAATGAACCAAAAGCGTCAGCGTTCCAAGTAAAACGAATTGCTAAATATGCTAAACCTCTAAGTCTATGATTGCTAGTCCATGATGATAAGGTGCTTAACAAACTAGAAGCTGATTGTGAATCACTTCCATAATGAGGTTCTACTGTTATTAAACTTTCTGCGGAAGAGTCTGCATCTGGTGCTTTAAAATAATTACTGTCTGAACTATTAACTGTGATTTGTGTATTGTCTGCAATATCTGCTGACCATGTTACTAAATTGTCATTTACAAAAATTTGTGTAACATCATCAATTTCTCCTTCTCCTAAAACTAAAGCCATATATAAATATTGATTGTCAGTTCCAGAAGTTTCTAAAAAAGCAACATTACCTCCTACTTTTCTTGTTCCATATATTATTGGTATGGTGGCATTGGCGGCAATTTTATTTACTAAAACACCTTTTGCTGTTTGATCTTGGTTTAAATCTCCGTAATCTGGAATATCTGGTATAGGAATAATCCATGAAATGACATCTTCAACAATATCAACAATAATATCAACAATATCTTCTACAATATCAACAATATCTTCAATAGGATTCCAACCACACATTTATTTTAATCTCCAGTTAGAACCCATATTTTCAAAACCTAATTTTTCAAATAAGTTATCTGCATCTAATTTTGATGTTATTGAAAGTAATATAGGATTGTTATTTGAAACTTGTTTAACACTATCAATTAATTGTTTCATTAATTTATAATTTCTAAACTCTTTAACAACATATATTAATTGAATAATCATTGTTTCTTGTTCACTCCACCAATAAGTAGATTTACAAAATATACATAATCCAATAATTTTATTTGTATCTAAATTTTTAACACATATAATTTTTCCTTTTTGCAACATCACATTAATAAAATTTTTTACTTTTTTTTCTTCAATGCTTGGATAATTTAAATCAACTAAATCATCTTTAAATTTTTGTAATAAAAAAAATATTTCATCAACATCTTTTTTTTCTGCTTGATAAAAATTGCAACTACTCATGTTCTACCCCATTTAATATCTCTTACTGTTAAAGCTGTAAATTCCATTCCTAAATCTCCACTAAAAAATCTTTGCTGTGAATTACTTGAAGTTTGTCTACCGCTTGTTTTTTCAAATTGCCCCCAATGTGAACTAATTGTTAAAACTAAATTTGCTGTTGTCGTTGTATCATTAATTTTAAAATCATCTATTGTTCCATAATATAATAAAAAAGGGTCACTAATTAAAGCGTTACTATCGTTTAAATAACCACGCCATATTTTTACTTCTTTATTAATAATGTTTTCGTTTAGAGCAATAGCAACATAAGTTTGATCTACGCCAGACAATGATAATGCTAAAGTATTTTTTGTAGGTTGATTGCTTTCACTTACATTTGTTATTCCTTTTAAATGACCACTTGAAGAATATGTTTGTGAACTTCCAGAAACACTTGAAACTAAATCAAAACTACAATTAGTTAGATAAACTGGAGTAGCAAAAGCTATTTTAACTAATATTACTGGATTAATATTTCCTGTAGCTAATTCATTTTTAACAGCAGTTGATAAACCTCTTGCCATTATAAACTTTCAGTTACATCAAATTCAAATTTGAATAATGGTTTACCTTCATTATTACTTTGGTTAGATTGGAATTCTTGAAGATCACTATTTAAGTAAACAGTAAAAGGTACACTATCATAAGTTACTGTTTCATCATTTGCTAATGCACTTCTTAAAGGTGGTTCTATTGTAACTGTTGCCGCATTACTTGATGAAGTAACATCAGCCATAATCATATAGACTTTAGAATGACCAGAAAATTTTATAAAATCTCCAGCCTTTAATCTTCCAGCCCCATCAGCGTGAAATCCATCTATATCAATAGTTGTATCTCCAACAGCATGAACTCCATTAACATTAATAGTAGTATTTTCATTTCCCTGTGCGTTTAAATAGCTGGGGAAGGTTATAGTGAAGTTTTCTTTTTGTGAGCGTTGTTTAATAATAAATGCTTGTATTGGTGCAAATGTAGATCGTGGCATTAGTGGATAACTAACTGTAAAAGTCCATCTTTGACCATCTACTTGCCTTCTAAATGTTTTGCCACTATCAGTTGTTGAAACCAATGTTTTTTGTTGGCTTCTAATATTTATAGCATCAAATGATGTATCTGGTAATGCCCCACTCATACTATTGCCATTCTTCCTTTTTCATTAACAGCACTATTAATCATATTTATTATGACTCCTCTACTATTAACTAACAATTCATTGAACCCTCTAGCATCAACAGTATTAATATTGAAGTTTACATTTACTGGTTGACCACTTCCCATTTGATTATTTGGAACTATTTTTCCAGAACCACTAGGTACAAACATCTCTGGACCTTTTTCTCCAACCATATATGCTTGATCTTTATTTACTGAACCACCTCCAGCCCTAAAACTTGTTGATCTAATTTGTGCAACTAAAGCTAAACCTTTTGCAACAGTAGCCGCCGCCGCTATTGCACCTAATGGGAAACCACCAAATCTTTTAAATGCTTCAACAGCCGCAGTATAAGTATTAACTGTAGCTTCTGCTATTCTTACAGCTTTAAATGCCGCAAATGCAGTTTTATTCATTCCAGCTAAAATTTCTAAAGCATCTCTTGCTTCTGATATTGTATGATCTTTTGCTTGTTTTTCTATTTGTGCTTTTTTGTTTTCAAACTCTAAAGCATCATCTAACATTTTATGAAAGTTATTTTTTGCTTGTTCTCTTTCTTTTTCTAATAACAATTTATTTGACTCTAATCTTGTAGAAGCATAATCTTCACGAAATTTTGTGCTTAAAAATAATTGTTTTTCTTCTTCTTTCAGATTTTTTAACATTTCGTCAAAAAAATTCTTTTCGTCTAACTTCATTTTTTCTCTTATTTTTTTTACATTTTCTGCTGTAAGTTCTTTTGCTAAAGTTTCTTCTTCTAACAAATCATAAAAAATTTGAATTGAGTCTTTTTTATTTTGGTCAAGTATTGCTTGTATTTTTTCTTGTTTCTTTTTTTCAGCATCAAGAATTTTTTGTGTATCTTCTTCTGGAGTTTCCATTCCTTCTAATGCGTGTGGAACATCAACTATTGGTTTTGCTCCTCCT